TGCTCTTCTGGCCGTAGGGGACGAACTCGACCTTGCCGAGGGCCTTGCGGATCTCCGTCTCGACCTTGTAGTCGCCGGTCGCCATCCCGAGGAGCTGGGCCACGGGGTCCTTGCCCTGGGGGAAGACGTGCAGGAACCCGCCGGGGTCTTCGGCCAGGTTGACCCGGTGATTGACCGGGAACTGGGCCGACCAGATGGCGCCCTTCGGCTTGACGTGCAGGACGCCCACCAGCATGGCATCGCCGTTGATGGAGGAGTCACCGAAGTTCGCCGCCTCGTACTCCTTGGCCGAGATGTTCTTGACCGAGGACACATCGAACCAGTAGCTCGCGTCCTCCGAAGCCAGGCGCACGGCCATCCGCTGAGCCAGGTGGGCGGAGGCCACCCGGTCGATGTGCCGCATGATGTGGGCGGGGACGTAGTTGCTGCTCATCGGGTCCTCCATGCGGGTCCTACCCTTCGTGCTGTATTGGCAAGAAAACGGGCTCAACCTTTGCACCCTGTCCCGTAGTACCTGGTGACGAGGGTTCGACCCCAGGGGGCTCAACCATGACCCCCAGCCCGTAGTGGGTACAGACCTGGCAACGCCATGGAGATGAGCATGAAGATCAAGCTGCCGGAGAACATCGCCGAGACTCTCGGGGTCAAGGAAGCCCTGGACCGTCTCATGGAGGCCTTCAAGGAGGCGCAGGCCACCCTGGACGCCAACCCCCTGACGGACCTCGTGGCGAAGGCCTACGCCTTCGAGGCGGGCCTGCCGTCGAGCTGTGCCTCGCAGCTCAAGATCCAGATCGGCGGGCAGGGCCTCGTCCTGGTCGCCCCCGACGCCGAGGCTTCGGAAGAGGTCGAGGCCACGACCACGAAGACCAGGGGTTCGAGCTGGGGCAACACCGCCACGCTCGACCAGATCCGGGCGAAGGCCTCGGAGATCGGCTTCGACCTGCCCGATCCGCTCCCCCGCGACCGCGAGGGCAAGGCCGCCCTCTGGGCGGAGATGGAGGCCAAGGCGGCCAAGGCGGCCTAATACTTCAGGTCCACCCCGAGCCTGAAGCCGTTGCGGGTGTGGGGGACTGCACAGCACTTCCCCACGATCTGCGGGGTCACCACGCCCTGTAGAGCGAGCCGAGCATCCGGGTCGTTGCAGAGGAAGCCGTTTTCGCCGATCTTCAGGTCTTCGTTCAGGTTGTAGGTGAGGAACCCGGCGGTCCCATCGCGGAATCCGCCAGGACCGATCGCCACCGTCTCGAAGACCAGGAACAGGAACCGGCCACCACCTGCGGTGACTGTGGCTGTCGAGGCCCCCGCAACGCTGCCTTGGTTCAGCGTGAGCTGGATGCCCGTGAAGTTGTTGACCGGCCCCGAGAACGAGTTGGGGTCGTAGTCCTCCGAAGGGAACGCGAGGAAGCCGGCAGCCTCGTTGCCGTCACTGGCCTCGACGACGTACTCGTCCACGAGCCCCACGGGCGGGACGTAGCGCACCCAGATGCCACCACGCCAGCCAGAGGCCCGCAGGATGGGGCCGACCGTCACGGGGAGCTTGTCCCCGTTGATGACCAGGACCACATCGTCGGTCAGGTTCGTCGTCTGGTCGGCCATACGTCACCTCTACCCCGAACAAGTCAAAGGCAAAAAAACGAGGGGGCTCAAGTCCCGCCCCCGGCCCGTAGTAGGGACAGATGAGGTGTTGAGCCTCCTGTTCTGAACCCGAAGCGTTGAACCCCCGAGGAGGCCGCCTGCGTAGAGCAGGAAAGGTTCCTTGGACAGAGGCGGACGGCAAAGACCACCGACCCACCAAGAAGGGCTTTGCCCCCAACGAGGTGGTCGTCTCGGGTCCAGAACAGGAAGCTCAACCCTCCTCCGTAGAGGGACGACGCCGATGAACGGTCGGGTCAGGAGCGGGTTACCGAGTTGACTGCTCCTGGGACCTCATACCTTGTGGGGGGCGGTGGAGAGAGCTAACACGGGGGGCGACGCCACGCAGTCGTACCGGCAACCAGTCGGTGAGGTTAGGCTTTTCCTCACCGACTGGTTGTTGTCTTTTCTGGAGAACCGATGCTCGTAGTCAAGATCGAGTTGTGGCCAGGCGGGGACGAACGGCGTGCCCGAGAACTCGGACGCCTGCACATCACCAATGATGGCGGCTCATCTTCTGACCGCAGGGGCAACTACGTCGCCCACTTGATGCGACGAGGCACCCAGAAGACCGTTCAGAGAACCGCAGAGGTGTTGGACTACCCCCGGCTCTCCTACCCCGTCTGGAAGCTCGTCAGGAAGGTGCTGGAGGCTCTGGATGTCTGAGAGCAGGGAACCGTTCCTGACTCGGGAACGGGGATGATGGATCCTGTAGAGAGGTTCCTGTCAGCCGTGGTCATGTACCGAAAAGGTGGCAGCTACAACCAACTCCCGGGGCGGACAGACATCGGTCGCTTCCGAAAAGAAGCGGAAGCCGCTGCCGCCAAGCGGCAGTCAGGGATCTAGTCCCCTCTCAACCAACCTTCCCTTCAGGTACATCGGGTTGTCGTAGGGCTCGTCCTCCCGCACCTCGAAGTAGGTCAGGTCGGGAGCGGACTCGATCCTCTCCCGCTTGATCCGGTCCCGCTCCCGCAACGCCTCGTACTCGGGGAGGTACGACTCGTCGGTCATGTAGGCGTTCGGGAACGTGTAGTGCTGGTGTCCGTGGAACTCCACCACCAGCCCGATGCCGGGGAAATAGCCATCGAACCTGAAACGACGCCCCGTTGGTGGGTTCGTGAACCTCATGGATTCCCACTCCATCTCGTAGGGAAGACCGCCCAGCGCCGCCGACACGGTGTCCATGCAGATGGTCTGACGGATGTGGCGATGGAAAGTGGGCAATCCATGCCGCTCGCACTCGCGCTTGATGGTGTTGAAGGCGTGCCCGGTGACGGACATCGCCTTCCCGATGCTCACCTTGCCGTTGCCGAGCTTGAACTGCTCCAGACGTTCCTTGTCCAGCCTGACGGTGCGCTCCTCCGCACCCAGCTCGATGTACTTCCGGGTCTGTGCAACCCCCAAGTCCACGATGTACTTGCGCAGGGTGACCCACGACACCCCCGTCGCCGCCATCGCTTCATGGTGATCCACTCGACCCTCGGCATCCATGAAGGGCTTGAAGTCCTCCAGGGTGAGATTCGCCGCCTTGCCGTTGTCCCATGGACGGTTCTCCCCCACGTACAACCGGAGCTTCCGCACCGTCTCCGCAATGCGTGGGTCCTCCGCTGTCAGCCCTTTGCTCCAAGGGGGACGTGCCTGCATCTTCTCAGCGGCTCTCGCTAGGCTGGGGTGGTCATGTTTGGTGAGCCCCTTGTTCCAACGCCCCGCGTTCTCGGACATCTTGCGCCTGGTGTCATCCGAGAGAACACGACCTTGTAGAGCCGACTTGTCCCTGACCGCGCTCTTCAACGCCACCACGTGTGCATCCGGGTTCCGCTCTCGATAGCCGGGGTGCTCGTGCTGAAGGTGGCTGGTCAGGTTCTCCGCCCGATGCCCGCACTCCAAACATGTCACGTAGTCGTCGGGGTCGGACAACCCTGCCCACTTGGCGTCCTCCTCCGCGCCTCGGCATGACGAGCACGGGACCACCGACGACATCTTGTGGACCTCGTGCTCCCGTCCGCACGACGGGCACACGACGACCTTCGTGCCCACGTAAGCAGTCGATTCGTGGCGACCACGCTTGATCGCCACCTGCCGCTTCTCGGTGACCTTCAAGGCACGGATGAGCACGGGGACGTGCTTCTCCCGATACTGGTCAGCCGTGATGCCGTGAACCGCCTTCAGATGGCGGGCGAGGGTCGCTGCCCTTGTCCCACACTCCAGGCAGACCACGTAGTCGGTGCCTTCAACCTTCCCCTCCCACCGCTGGTCTTCCGACCACTGCCGGTAGTCGGGATGCGTAGCCGACTGGTGCCGAAAATGGGTCGCGAGACCTCTGGCGTCTGTGACCTGAGCGGAGCAGAAAGGACAATCCACGGGCTACCTTCACACCCGAGATGCTAGTCCCGAGTGTGAAGGTAGTCAAGGATTACTCTCCGAGGGTGCTCTTAATTAAGCCTGCCCTACAAACCCGCCCGCAGGTGGAACGTGAGGACGATGTAGAGCAGCGGGAAGACCGGCTGGTAGTACGCCTCGACGTTCGCGGTCGTCGGGTCCACCGGGTCCACCGTGGCCTTCAGCCCCGTGTAGATGGCGATGATCTGCTGCTTCACGAGGGACTGCATCATCTTCGCCAGCCGGCCCTCGATCTGCGACAGGATGCCCGGGAGGAACTTAATCCCGATGAACTGGTCGAGCGTGGACCGGCTCTGCTGCTGGACGTGATCGGCGATGAGCCGCACGGTCGGGGTCTTCGTCAGCACGTTCGTCATGTCGGTCGTCAGACCGTGACGGACGAGGATGAAGGGCGGCTTGTCCGCCAGGACCGTGACACCCGCCACCGCGAGCTGGTTCTGAGCCACCGCGTCGAGGGACCGGGCGAGCTGCGTCGGGCCGACCAGCTTCCGCCGCGTCCACGGGACGGCCACGTCGTAGTTCGGGCTCACCACCGAGCCGACCAGCATGGCGGCCAGCATCGGGCCGTCGATGAGGTACTCCTTGGTGGTCCCGTCCGTCTCCTCGATGTCCATCAGGGCCATGTCGGGGTAGACGACCCGCATCCGGTCGTCCTTGAGCGTCTGGGCCAGGGTCTTGGCCGCCTGCTCCGTCGTGCCGGCCGCGAACCCGATGATGCTCGTGCGCTCGCTCCGGTAGCGGATGCTGCTCTGGATGGCGTTCGACCGCGAGAGGAGCTGGAAGAGCTGGGTGCTGTCCCCCTTGAGCGGGGTGATCTGGTCCGGCTTGATCTGGCCGGGCAGCACGCCCTCCAGCTCCGTGATGGCCGACACGTAGGTCGCCGTGGAGGCGAAGTTGCTGTTCTCCTCCCGCGGCACCTGCTTGATGCCGATCAGGACCGCCCCGTTGATGATGGCCAGGTAGGCCGCCAGCGACACCGGGTTGTCCGGGTGGATGGCCCCGTAGGCCGAGATGATGGACTGCATCCGCGTGTAGAACGCGGTCGTGAAGTCCTGCTTCTGGTAGATGTAGCTCACGTAGTAGAGGTCGCCGATGGCCGGCTCCTCACCACCACGCGGGTACGTCGTCACGATGGCCGTGTCCCCGACGCCGACGCCGGAGGTGTTCGCCACGGTCAGCTCGATGCCCGGGATGGACCGGACCGGCAGGTTGGCGTTGGTCGTGACCGTCCGCTTCACCTGGTACTGGAACGTCGCCCCGTTGGGGTACGCGATCCACGGCCCGAGCGAGTTGTCGTGCCAGCCCCGCGGCAGGATGGTGAAGGTCAGGCCCGTCACCGCGTCGCGGTAGGTCTGGCCGATGGTCCCGTCCTGCCCCACCCCCGCGTTGAGGATGGAGGTGTTGACCGAGCCCGAGCCGTTCACCGCGTCCGAGGACGTGACGAAGAACCCGTTGAGGGCCGCCTCACCGATCGCCCCCGCCCCGCTCAGCTCGTCGATGCCCGTCCCGACGAACAGCCAGGAACGGGTCGCCGAGTCGA